AGTTTTATCAACTGGACTAACAAATTCTTCTATATCAGACATTACTTGCAAAGATTTCCCTCGTCTAGTTCTTTTTTTATTAATATACTCTTTGCCACCTGACCAATTTATATCTTCATAATTCTCTTTATAGCTCATTCCATAGCCTTTTCTGCTAATTTTATATCACTATCTAATAATGCTAAATCTTCTTTTAAAGCATTTCTTTCTCTTGAAAGCTCTGCTTCAGACTGTATTTTAGTCATTTCTGCACCTGATTTAGCTTGAATATCTGCTAATTTACCTTCTTGTTTCATTTTTTCTCTTTGTAATTCTGCTTGTGCTTTTAACTGTGCAATTTTCTCTCCTTCGCTAGGTTGTGGAGGAGCTTGCATTTGTTGTTGTAATTGTTGCATTATCTGTTGTTCTGTTTGATCTATAACTTCTTCAAAATCTCTACCAACTTTCCATGCACCTATTAAAAACCTTAATGATTGAAACATTATAGGTGTTAATGATGGATTAGCACTAGATACGGCAATAGCTTTTTCTAAATATGCTCCCATTGTTTGCAAAAACTCTATTCTTGTTTGTTTTTCTGCATTTTCATCAGCAAAAATAGTAGAATCTGTTTCTACATCAATATGATAAGATCGTAATTTATCATCACGCATAATTTGTATCATTTCTGGAGTTACCTGTAATCCTGTAATTCCCTGTAATACTTCTGGTTCATAATGTTCTGCTACTATTTCCGCTTTTATTCTAAATAAATCTCTTATATAGCGTTCTATTTCTTCTTGTCTTTTTCGCATACGCATACTGCCGAATTGTGCTTTTAATTGTTGGGCAGTAGCTGTTTCACTAGCTTTTGTATTACCTCTTAATAAATCTGATATACCAGTAACTTCATATATTATTTCTAATATTTGTGTTCTTTGTGTATATAATCCTTGTAAAACAACGCCAATAGGAGAAATATCTTCTTGTTGGAATACTCCTGCTAAACCACCTTTACTGGCTAATTGTGCAAAATTTTCACTAGGTACAAAATCATTATCTCCAGCATTTGCTAAATGAGATAATTCTGGTACTGCTGCATCATATACTCCACGCCTTTTTAACCCTTCGATTAAATGAGAAATACGAGAAGTAACCCTATCTAATTCTTCCGCTTGGTCTTGGTATAAAGTAAATTCAGGAATTGGAACATTAGTATTATTTGTTTTAACAGCTATCATAGGTGTAGGCGTAGGATAAAATCCTTCTAATCCATAAGGGTCATCATCTTCTCTAATAATTTTATCATAACCTTTTGCTATATAATATCTTTTATATTTTTTCCTATCCCAAATTTCCCAGATTTCAGCTCTTTTGAATACTTCTTGTGCTTCGTAATTTTCGCTTTCTGTATCTGGCGACCAATTTAATGGTATATCTTCTGCATTAGAAAAACCTTTATCTTTCAATTCATCTCTTGTCCATAAATGCCTTCTTGCTTTCCAACTTACATCTTCTGGTCTTTTTGCAGGATTTTCTCTGTAATCTTCCCAATGCACATAATCAAAATAACAGCGTTGCTCTCCTATTCTTTCTTGTTCTACTTCTATTATTACTGTTTCCCCAAATTCATTAATTTCTTCCATTTCTACTGTTTCTTTAATAAAAACTGGATCATATACTACCCATACGACACCACGACCTGGCAATAAATAATCTTCTAATGCTGATTCAATAGGTTTATTAGCATTATAAACATCATTTGCGTATGATAATGTTCTTTCCAAAACTTTAGCTATTTCTCTTGTTATAGGATTGCCGTTAGGAAAACGCCTTCTTACATCAGGTTTTGCCATTTTAGCAAATAATGCACCTTTTAATGTTTCTGTATTAGCCCATAATATATTGAATTTTCTCTCATCAGCACTACCAATACCATCAACATTTCTTTCATCTCTATATCTTTCTACAACAATTCTACCTCTTTTACGCCATTCTTCTTCTGTCTTTTCCGCATTTTCTAATTCTATCTGCCAGTATTGAGCTGTGCCTTCTCTTAACTCTAATTCTGTTCTGGTGTTTTCTTCTGCCATTTAATTTTCCTAGTAGGTTTACTTTTTTTTACTTTTTTTTCTAATCTACTTGACATTTGAAAAAAAGTATAATCCATTTTTTTAAAATCTCCAAAATATTTTTCAACTTTTGTCATATTCTTGGTTGTTTTCTATTTTTTTGAGAGTGTAAGTGCATTTCAACCATTTCGTCAAGCGTTGGTTGTTTATATAAATTTTCTAGTGGGTCTGTATCTTTTGTTTTTGGTTTTATATTTTTATATGCCATAGCTAAATATCTGAAGCTATCGCTTGCGTGTGATGCCCAATTATGCAAAGGAGTTCTTTTAAAAACTCTTTTAATATCATCCCAATCTCTTTGATAATTTCTTAATGCATTTAATCCATCTTCGCATTTTTCTTGGTCAAAATAACAATGTTGTAGTAATAATCGTACTGCATTTATACCATCATCAACTTTATGGCTTGGCACAATACGAGGTCGTCTACCCATATTTATCAGAGTTTCAGCCCTTGTTCTTCCAGTTCCTAATTCTCTAACTTTAGCATCATGGGGTAAATAATCATCACCATAATAACTATACGGCAATTCTTCCATAACTTTAACATAATGATCTAACCCTACTCCGCCACTTTCATAATAATCAATTATTCTTATTTCTCCCATAGTAACTTGAAAAAACCATAAAGCACAACTATCAGATATACCTAAATCCCATGCTACATGCACAGGCAATGCTTCATCATATTCAACTTTTGTTATTCTACCTTCTTGTTCTGCGTCTATAATCAAATTACCATAATACGAGCCTTTTATCGCTGCTGCCCAACTACATTCAAACTCTTGCATATATTCATCTTCACCCATTTGTTGTTTAGCAGCTTCTAACTCTTTAGGGTCTACAACTTTTGTTTCTGATGCTTTATAAATAACTCTGTACCAATCTGAATCATGTTTAGCATCTTCATATAATCTCCAAAATTGATTTCTACCTTTAGGTGTACCAATAAATATAGCCCAACCTTTTCTATCCACTAATGCTGGTCTAACAATTTCCGACCATACTCTGGGACTCATATCCGCATATTCATCAAGTATTACGCCATCAAGATATATACCACGCAACGCATCTGGGTCATCTCCAGCTCCATACAATCGTATTCGGCTACCATTTAATAAATCTACTCTTAGTTCTGATTGATTAATCTTAGTACCAGGAATATCTCTGGTATAATATACAAGATAATCCCAAGCTACTGCTTTTGCTTGTCGGTAATACGGAGCAATATACGCATATCGGCCATCGCTTCGTTCTGTTTTTATTTCTAATGCTTTTCGTAATAACTCGGTAACAGCATACACAGACTTTCCCCACCGCCTATGCGACACACAGATTTTAAATCTTTTATTATTCTGATGCAGTTTTGCCTGTAATGGTCTAGGCGTATAAGGTATTGTTATATGCACTACTCAATCCTTTTATTTTCTACTTCCCCTTCAACGACCTTCATTTCCTTCGGTGGGTCTAATGAAAAACTTACACTTATCTGATTAGGTATTCCCTCATGTTCCACCTTCTCTTGAAAACCCCCCTTAGTCTTTGCTAAAAATATAGCCGATATCGTATCGCCATTCATAGCTTTCTTATACAACTGACTACCTATATCCATAGTCAATCTTTCCTTGCCAGTTTCTAATGCGTGTTGAAAATGTTTCCGTAATGTCTTAGCACTACACCCTACTAATTTTGCTATCTGCTCATGGGTTAACCCAAATCCTACTCCCAACGAACATACTTTCTCTTGCTCTGGGGTTGGTTTGAAATTAGGGCGACCACCTAAATCTTTATTCATTTAATAACTCCGCTTTTTTACCTGTAAAGTTTTCCCATCTTTTAATTGTTACATCACAATATATAGGGTCTAATTCCATACCATAACATATTCTATTTAACTTTTCACAAGCTATTAAAGTTGTGCCAGTTCCCATAAAACAATCATAAACCGACATTGAAAAATCCATCTTTTCTATTACCCATAATGGAAATGAACAGGAAAACCAGCCTTATGTTTATTCGCAAATTCATTTGTAGAATTAGATTCTGTTTCTATAACATTAGAATATTTGCCTTGCCAACTACATGGAAATCCTCTGGTGTTCATATCATTAGCTATGCAAAATAAAAATTCATATTTGGTATTAAATGAACCTTTAACAATATTGGGCGGTGCGATACTTTTATTCCAGATCAAAATATCTTTCAATTTATTCTTAAAATAATATAGAAATTCTATAAGAGGGATTCTGTTATGAGTTAATAGCTGTAAATTAACAAAAACATAT